CGGCCCCTGAATTAACAGGCTGTATTGAGTGGCTGGACTACGCCACGATTAGCTTAGTGTATTTAAGCTCACCGACAATACGGATCGGTGCAAGTTCGTTCGGGAAATCTAATTTCTCAACAACTGAGCGAATCAAACGTCCGTACGGGTTTAGATCGGGTTCATAAACCGTGTTAAAATCACAGTCTTTGCCAACCTCTTTCTGCCACTTGTCTGGGTTAATCCTTAAACAAGGTACAGAAAGTACCCACGCATTTAAATCCGTGCACAACCGCAATCCAAGCATATATGGTCGAAGACCATACTTGCTCCGGACGATCAGCGGCTGACCTTCTCCCCGTTGAACTGGGGTTCCGTCATATTTGTACTGCAACATAGGGATGGTTCCTAGGAACCGACCCAAACGCGAGGCGCCATTATCGTCAGACACATGCTTAATCTTTGCACGAGTCGACTTAGTGGCAATATTAAGAAGCTTCTTGCCGAGGGTATCATACCCACGGTTGAACGCTTCTTGCGCGTATGCAGCATAAGCAACGGTACTTTCTGCGTTTGAGCTTGTGCTCATTCCATCTGTGTCGTCTTTATTAACCTTTTTCAAGTAAGGAGGTAACTTCCTCACTCGCATCGGAGTAACATCAACTCCACTACAAGCGTCAACACCACACGATTCCCGGAAGGGACCAGTGTGAAAGGATTTTGCAGTGTTAACTACGAGTCCTACGCTTGTTAATGCAGATACTACAACCTCATATGCACCGGCTTCGACAAGAATGTCGTCACCGTACACATAAGGCTTCCTGGTGAAACCTGCTCTTTCTAACGCAGCCGCTAAGATACAAAATATCGTTAGCGACATTGTTGGAAAGCACATTGCCGAACCCATACCAGCAAACATGCTAAGTGGAATAACTTCTCCACTCGGCAATACTGTGTTGTGAGTCCTAGATGCTGCAAAATAGCGACCAAGCGAGTGTAAGCGACCTGACTTATCTGTCAGAAGCGCGCCCACAAGCGAGGCATGGAGATAATCGGATGCACCTTTAAGGTCTAAGGTGACCCAGTCTCCGCTATTAGAGCTAGCCAATGCTAACAAACCGTTCGTATTTTGATCGGCAAAGTTAACATGCCCAGATGTTATTGGGTGGCTTTCAATGTGTCGTACAAGTTCTCGTCGTTGGCCTTGTTGGATCCACTGGAATTCGAGGGGCTCAGATGTAATAATCCTGGGTCCTTTAAAATTCTTTGGGACAGCAAGAGTCTTTGAGACTCCGACCTCATGGAACTCTCTTCGAGTTTCACGAAACAGAGGGTCAAAACGACGCTGGTTACCAACACACATGTAGTCGCCAAAGCGATAAACACTGTGTAATGATGAGTAGTATCGGGTGAAGACATATTTCTCTTTCCCTTTTTCCCCATTAGCAACCGCACCCGGACCGTGAGACGGACGAATGTTTTTCAACGAGAGGCCTCTAAGGACCTTACGGAATATAATTCCCGCATCCACAATGAGCGAATCTCGATACTTGAAATACAAAGGCATCCCGCGCAAATTTCTGTCGCGGTAATCCTCGATGGCCTTATCGGCCTTCTTGTCCTCATCTTGTCTGTTCGGATTTTCAAACTTACTACCGAATTGCAGTAGTTGTCTGAGGTACTTCACAGCTTCAATGCTAAAGTTCTCACGGAGTGAACCATCTAAACGGAAAATTCTGACCCAAAGCGGATAAAATCGCAGCGGGATAAAACAAGAATGCGAATGCCTAGAGTTTTTTGACAATTCGGTCAAACGACCAGTCTTTAAACCTTGGAGCAAGTGCGCATCCAAATCAGAATGGTACTCACATATTCTTGTGAGTACTCTCCGTTCTCCACCTCTACCTGTAGTTTGCAACGATTTTAACTTCGTTACATCCTTAAGCAAAAGCTGATGGTCACCAAATTTCTGCGAAACATCATGGATTAGAGCTAAAAGGAGTTGTTGTAAAACAACATGGCTTTTCATACAGGAATATCCCATATCCAATCACCATGTTCCCAAACCACTATTTAAGACTGGCGATCAAGAAGCTCATCGAGAATGGCATCGGTATTAGCCGACAGCCACGCAATTTGTGCTTTTGCCAATGCTTTGACCTCAACCGTGCTACCACTTGATGGGACGCGCAGCGTGAAGCTGCAAGATGCGTCATCAGTGATATAACGGGAAGGGTTTAGTGGGTCTGCAAACGTTAAGGTTGTCGCCAGCTTCGAATTTGAAGCGAACCGGCGGCCCTTACCCTCTTCAACGGTAGTTCTAAGAGTAGCGCGGTTAGTAGCATCATACATACCATTGAATACTCGGCCCCAGCGGTTCTTTGCTGAGGTGAATTCTTTGTATGCTTTGAATGTTTTCGCCGCGCCGTTGATGGTAATCGTTTGCGTATTATTGAGAGACATGGTAATTCCTTTTGAAAATCAGGCAAAAGCCCGTCGTGAATTAGTTACGAAAGTAGCGCATCACTGCGGATACCAAAAGTCATGCTTCGAGAATGCGTTCTTACCTCGACGACTGTGCCAGAATTTTGGAGGTCTTCGAACGGCTCGTTTGAGCTTATTCGAAATCTCTTTCTGAGTCAGTTTAGTCTGGTAGAACGCCGTTGCGAGAGCAATCATATTCATAACCTGAGGACAACTTGGCCACTGAAAAATCAAATCCGGTGGCCCCGGATCAAGCGGAAGCGGAACACGCCACTTATAGTACTGTTTCTTTGTACCAATGGGTAGCAAACCGCCTACTGCAACACCTCCTGTGTCTAATAGTTGTGTGAAAAATAAGTTCTCCCTCTCCATGAGCTCGAATGCTGTAAATGACAAGCACTCAACCTTCAGGTCAGAATTCGACCGTTGGGCTGCCCATTTGAAGAAAGTGCCAAAGTTTGCGATATAATCCAGTAAAAAACTGAACGGGATCGCATTCCAGAACACATAGGGGTCCATTTTCAGTCCATATTGGCTGATGAGAAAGCGGATGCTATCTATCTGCCCATCAAGACCTACTAGTTTCGCCCCGAGACTAACTTTCCACTTTGCCCTAGCCTGCCATGACGTTGTAGATACGCGGTCACAACTCACAAACTGAGAATACCCAGGAATTCCACATTCAGTATATGCTTGGCCATAAATGCCATTGCGACTGGAGGTGGACTGGATCCGACGGTTACGTTTTACTATAACTGTTGACTCAGCAAGAAGTTGTTCGGCAAGACTCGGGTACTGCTGTATCGATGACAACACACTAAGCAAGTCGCTCAATAAAGGTTTTATTGCATATTGCACGTTTAAATAGTGCTCAGCTGTGAACCTTGAAGGGCGCTGCCGGAAGATGTTATTCCCGGCCTTAGTGATAGTTGCGAGCATTGTGTGCATTTCTTTTATCTCAATCAGAAAATTCGAAAGAGACAAGCTGCCATTAAGAGTTGGAAACATATCCCAATACTGGGATGTTGCCCAAGACTCCAAAGTAGCAGCCGCTGGTTTACCAGCGAATGCATCATGCTGCCCGAATGGGCTCGATGTACTATCAACAGCAGTAATAAAATTATAAGGAAGACAACCACCAACATTGATTCTTCTTGATGCTGTGAACGGGTAATACCCTGAAGCATCTAAAAGACGACTCGAGAAAGGTTGAGCTGTAAGGTGAAACTTCCAACCCTCTTTCCAAAAGCCGTTATCGCTGCCAAAATTACCGACAGTGTCCAACGTGTGTTCCCAATAGCGCTCAGCATGATAATAATACCTTGCAGAGTGATCGTAGACTATACTTGATGGCAATGGGTTTGAATCCATCACATCTTGTGTGATACCAGACTGATACTTGAATAAGACTACTTCGTTTGAAGTGCCTGTCTTCGAGAGTAAGGTCGGTATACCACGTGTACGGTCGCGATCGCGCATAGTTGGCCTCATAACTTTATCGTTTAGGAGATGTAGAAAGCCCCCCCGAAAGGGG